ATGACGGTAAGACAACCATCATCATGTTCAGACGAACAACACCCCAGATTAAGGGGCAGGGTGGTATATTTGATACTGCCTTTAATATGTATAATGAGTTAGATGCTTCCATTAAGCCTACCTTTAGGTCAAATGATCTAACTTGCCGATTCCCAAGTGGTGCCTCCATGAAGTGGCAACACATGGAGTATGAGAAAGATAAATTAAATATTCAGGGTCTTCAGTATACCTTCATTGGTGTGGATGAGGCTTGCCAGTTCGAATGGTCACAGCTTGAATATATGATGTCTCGTCTCCGTTCAGAATCTAAATACCCTTCTCGTATGGTTATGTCATGTAACCCTGATAGTGATCATAAGATCAGAGAGCTGATCGATTGGCACCTTGACGATGAAGGTTATCCGATTCCTGAGAGGGATGGTGTAGTTCGTTATTTTGTCAGACGTGAAGGTGACTTCTTCTGGGGTGAAACCCGTCAGGAGTTAGCTGAAAGGTTTGATATACCTGAAGAGGATTGGGAAGCAGCTATTCTTAGCTTCACATTCATCTCTGCGACTATCTATGATAATCCGCCGATGATGAAGAACAACCCTGAGTACAAAGCTTTCCTAGAAGGTCTAGGCCCTGTAGATAAAGCTCAGCTACTTCATGGTAACTGGAACGTAAGAGCTGAAGGAGCTAATTATTTCAGACGTGAGAACATGGTTAAAGTCCCCACTAAACCCTTCAATGCCGTATGGGCACGAGGATGGGATAAGGCCTCACAAGAGCCTACCACTCAAGAGAAACATCCTGACTTCACAGCGTGTGCTAAATTAGGTAAGTGCCCTGATGGGTTCTATTACTTGGTTGGCGATCACGTTGAATCTAATAATGAGAAGGGCCTCGAAGAGTACGGAAGATTCAGAAAGCGCCCCGGTGAGAGAGATAAGATCATAGCTCAGCAAGGTCACTATGATGGTGAAGATTGTGCCATAGTCCTTCCGATTGACCCCGGCGCGGCTGGTAAGGTTGAGTTCGCAGAGTCTGCTAAGAAACTCCTAGCTGAAGGTTTAAGACCTAAACAAGATCCAGTCCCTAATACCCAAAACAAACTGTCACGGTTTGAGCCTTTCGCAAGTGCTGTCGAGGCTGGATTGGTTCGTGTAGTTGAAAGCACCTTTAAGAACAAACAGTCCCTCAATAAGCTCTACGATGAGCTTGAGAAGTTTGATGGTGAACGAAGTACACGTACTAAGAAAGATGACTGGGTGGATGCTATAGCTAGTGCATTCAATTACCTAACGCAGGCCCGGAGTATACGGGTTGTTAAACGAAATCAAAAACGAAGTGACACCTATGCTAAGGATGTTATTTCTAAGAACAAAACTTAAGAGGAGCTAAGCATGAGTAAACCAACTCGTTTAGTTATTGAGAATAAGGGCGTTGGTGCTATCCATGAGCGCCAGTTCTTCCTAGATATTCAGGCAGCTATTCTTGATGGCTACCGTATCAGCGAGAGCACAAAGCGTATTGATTCAACCATGAGAAACTACATGGGATTCATGGGTAGAGCTGTTCTAGTTCTTCCTGAAGATGCTCAAGTAGAAGAGACTCCAGTGGAAACACCTGAAGTTGAGACTCCTGAGGTTGAGACTCTTGAAGTTGAAGAGAAGGTTGAGGAAGTGGTTGAGACCCCTGTAGAGGAAGACCCACAACCTAAGCTGGATACCCTCAAGAAGAAAGATGACCTTCTTCAATATGCTAAGGAATTAGGTGTAGATATCCCTGAGGATGTCAAGGCCCCGATGAAGATCAAAAAGATCATCAGAGAGTCTGGTAAAGTTTAATAAGAGGTAGCTGATGTCAGAAGATATCAATAAGGCTGAAACCTCTGGAAACAAAACGGTGGTTAGACCTATCACTAATCGTGAGAAAGGTCAGCCACGGGTAGTGACAAGTGGTAGGTTCATTCAGGATACACGTAGAACCGAACTTACCATGCCACGTAGGCTTTGTACTTTCGATAGTATGATGGCTGATGATGCAGTGTTTAACTCTGTGGACGTTACTAACCTACCTGTGCTTATGGCATTAGCGGGCGGGAAGTTTGTTTCCAATAATGGATCAGCAATAAGTGAGGAAGTTGCTAAGTTCCTTAACTACAATATTCGCAATCTGAGTTCTGGCACTTGGCTTCAGGCTATTAATAACCTAAACACAGATATTATTTATGGTTTCTCCCTTCTGAATATTGTTACAGAAAAACGTAACTCCGGGCCTTACAAAGGTTTCAGAGTTCTCAAGAAATTAGCTCCAAGAGATCAGAAGTCCGTTTACGGATGGGTTTGGGATAAAGAGTTTCGTGAGGTTATTGGTTTTGTTCAGAAACCCAATCTCAAGAAGAATAGAAATCCCAAGATGACCGATTTTGCTCAGGGATTAACAAGCCTAGATACAGCAGCCCTTCAGCAATCTAACTACCCATTTATTAAGTCAGAGCAATTACTCCACAGTGTTTACAATCCTACTAATAATAATCCTCAAGGTGATTCCCCTCTCATGCATTGTTATGATGCTTGGCTAGAGAAGAAACTTGTCGAGAAGTATGAAGTTGTGGGTGTTAGTAAGGACCTTGGTGGTGCTTTAGTCCTCAGGGTTCCTTCTCAGTTAATTGAGAGAGCTAATGACCCAGCTACGTACCCTGATGAGGCAGCTGAGTATACAGCCCTTCAAGAGGATGCTGCGGCGTTACACGCTGGTGAGTCAAGCTACATAGTTCTGTCATCTGATGTAGATGCTGCAACCAAAATCCAAGATTACGATATCCAATTCAAAGGTATCGACGGGGGCGGTAAGCAGTACAAAACATCAGACATCATCGACCAGAAGCGTAAAAGTATCTACAATGTATTTGGAGCAGGATTCCTACTACTGGGCCAAGACTCTACAGGGTCCTATGCACTTAGTTCTAGTCAGACCTCTACTCATGCGATGTACGTTCAAAGAAATATTCTTTGGAAAACTGACCTGATTAATAATCAGTTGATCCCAACTATCCTGAAAGCGAATAACATCCAGCTTGACTGGGAAGATATGCCTGTATTCGAACCAATGGATCCGGACGAACTAGATCTTGATGTTCTATCCAAAGCTATTCAGCGTATGAAATCTGTCGGCGGCCTTACTGAAGAGGCTCTTACAGAGCTATATGAGAAGGCTAACCTACCGACAGATGGTATCGATAAGTTAGTTTTCGATGACGGTGACACAAGCCGTGGTGGGGAAAGCAACGGTACATCTGGAACGGGGAATACCCAATCAGGTGGCGCATCAAGCTCAACCAATTCAGAGAATGGTGGGGTAGCTAAGAGCTTCACAGTTGATAGAGAAGAAGATGGTATAATTTACGCTATTTCAAGTGATGGCGAAACCATTACTATCTCTAAGGAAGAATAGATATGGATAAAGTAAATGAGATCCTCAAGGCTGCAGGTGTAGCTATTGAGAAGAACACAGATAATGACAAAAGGAGCATTATCTCAAATGCCATAAGGGCAGAATACCCTGACACATATCCTTACTTAGTAGATTATGATGATGAGTACATCTACTTCGAGGTATATACAGGTGAGGGTTATAAGAACTTCAGAGCTGGATATACATTCTCGGGAGTATCTGTAGACATCGAGAGTGATCCAGAAGAAGTTGTAAAACTTACTGAGTACCGGGTTGTTAAGAATGACCTGAGCACAGAGAAAGGTTTACTAAATTTTATCACTAAGCATTTCGGTGGAACAAAAGGATCTGGGAAGACAGTTCTTAAGCAATTCCAAGAAGAAGAGATGGTAGCTATTGAGAAGCTCTATATCCACCCTGAGGATGTTGATGGAGTTGGTGATACTATTTCTTTAGAAGATACCCGTGGTATGGTTGATAGCTTAAACAAAGCCATCGAAGCGGGCACCCTACAGCATGGACTTTTCCACAAGCATAAGACAGATTCCTTCTCTGTTGTTAAGGCTTGGGTAGCTGAGACAGATTGCATTATCGGTGAAACTGAGATCAGAGAGGGTCAACCCCTCATTAAGGTTCAGTTCCATAATGAGACTGCTTGGGAACTTCGTAAGAGTGGTGAGATTGCTGGGATTAGTATCGGAGCTAAAGCTACCGAGATTGAGGAGTTAACTGATGACTGATTTACTATCAAGCGCAGTTGAGAAACCTAAAGCAAAGAGAGTACTGAAGGGTGTTCACTTTGACTTTAAAGGTGCAGAAATTACCTATACCGATTGGTCACAGGGTGGAGCTTGCAGCTTAGAGAATGATATGGTCCTTGCCAAGGCAAAGGATAACAAGAAGCCTCTAACAAAAGAGCAACAAGCTATCTTAGATCAAATCGGTGAAGAACATACCGCTCTAGAGAAATCTAAAGTGGATGCAACAAACACCCCCTCTTCCCCTACTACGGGTGATGGTATCGGGGGAGAGACACATGATAAAGGAACGGATGATATGTCTGATCAAATCGTAAAAGACCTTCAAGCTCAATTAGCAGCTCTTAAACATGAGAATGCTGTTGTTAAAGCTCAAGGCACTCTTGCTGGTTATGGCTTTGAAGCTGAACTAGCTGATGAAGTTGCTGAAGTACTTGCTAGTATCGAAGCCTCTGAAACAATCGTTAAGGCTTTTGATGCCCTAGTAGCTCAAGCTGAGGCTAAGGTTGAGACTGCTTTAGAGAAAGCTCAACAAGAAGCTAAGGCTAGTAAGGAGACAGCTGATACTGATCTTCAGAAAGCCCTTGACGCTGAAGCTGGTGAAGGTGGAGAGCCTGAAGCAGACGCTGTTGAGAAAAGCCTGATTGATAAAATCATAGAACAACAAGACCTACAGAAAGGAGCTAAATAATGCCTGTTAATGATACTGGTCGCAAATATTTCACAGATGTTGTTAAAGGTGTAAATACCTTTGAGAACTCTAATGCAATGCAATACAACTTTACAACTATCACCCCAGCTATTGCAGCTACTACTGTAGAGCCGATGGGTATCCCTTTGATCTACAACGAGACAGCCGGTGAATGGCAGATCGTAGCAGATACCAATATCGCTGAACTAGGTGGAAGTGGCTCAGGCCTTCCTAACGATGGCTTTGTAGCTATCATCGTTGGTACTGCTTTTGGTGCTGGTTTCAACAACAAAGATGTTGACCTAGCAACTGAGGACGTAACTGTTCTATTCCGTGGCGCTAATAATACAGGTGTTGTTCGTGATGGTATCGACTTCACCCTAGCTACCCTTAGCGCACCAAACCAAGCAAACTATGAGAAAGCTCTTGAAGCAGTTGGCATCATGGTTATCGACAACGCTGAAGTTGTTAGCCCAACTTACACATCTTAATACAGGGAGTAAAGATATATGACTGTTAAGATTAATCAAAGCAACGTAGAGTTTGATAAGGCTCTTAGCCATTCAAATGAGAACTCTTTTGAGTTGCAAGACGTTACCCCTATTGTTGAGCGCCAAGAAGTTGCTCCCGGTCTTTTGACTGCCCTATTGGGTGGTACTACTAACCAAGTTATGCTTGAGACAAACACTTTCAAGTATGATGAGTTAGAGCACACTGTTCAGTTACCTGATGGTAAGCGTTATGATGAGTTCGGTAAAGACCTTCAAAAAGACAAGCCTCGTCAGTTAATCTATGAGGTAGGTAGCTTCGGTATCCGTTCTAACGTAGCTCCAAAAGACTACGCTAACCGTAGAATCCCGGGCTCTCCTGACCAGTTGATGGATGAAGCATACCTTGTTTCTCAGATGAATGCTAAGAGTCAGAAAGCATGGCAGCTGTTCGATGAACTATCTTTTGCTCAATTGCTGACAACTGATACGAACATCACCCGTGGTGGTCCAATGCCAGAGTATAACTTCTACACTGACATCGTTGGTAGTGCACGTCCTGCTAAGATCAACATGGATCTTGACAATAACACTATTGATCACTTCCAATCATTCGCTGAACAGCTTGACTTCCTAGAGCAAGATGTTGAGAAGACAATGAACACAATGTCTATGCCTGTTGTTCTTTGCGGTAAAGACTTCTTCAACCAACGTCTTCTAGTTGAGAAGCAACAAGGTGGAGCTGGCTCACTAACACTGAACCGTGAAATGCGTGGTGGTCTAGACCTAGCATCTATGGGTGTTCCTGAGTCTAGCTTCGGTTCTGGTTCTGGTCGTTTCAACTACCAGTACTTCGATTCCCACGATGGTCTACGCTACATCCGTTACAGTGCCTCTATCGCTGGTACTAAGTTGATCGCTGATGCTGATGCTTACATGATCCCAGTTGGTGCTGAGACATTCATGAAGCAAGTATTTGCTCCAGCTCAGACTCGTCAGTACGTTAACACTACTGCACAAACTGCATACGGTTGGTCTAAAGAAGATGACCGTAACGGTGTTACTCTATGGACTGAGAAGAATGTTCTACCAATGATGGTGAACCCACAGCTAGTTCGTCACCTAACTACTGCTTAAGAGTTAGTGAACTAACAGCCGCCCTCCGGGGCGGCATTTTTGTTTAAAAAGAATTCTAATAAGGAGCCATTATGGCAGTAATAGATAGAGCACAACTTCTAGCCGATGCTAAGGTCTTCCTTCCTGATGGTAACGTCCTCACTGATACTGAGATGATGATGATCATTGACAATGTTGTTGATTATCAAATCCCAGCTGATGACGATATCTATTACAGTGAGGCTCTTTGTAAAACATTGAAATCAGTTGCACTACTCAACAAGTCGAAGTATGCAGTTGACGAACAGAACATAAAGAGAGAAAAGGTTGGCGGCGTAGAGAAAGAGAATTACGGCGAACTCAGTAGAGTAGCTTGGGATGATTATATAAAGTCTTTAGCAGATATCTGCCCTCTTTTACCGGGCGGGGGGTATAGCCCTAGTAAAGCTATTGGTGTGAAGATTAACCCAAGTAAGAAATTCACTGTTAGTGATTGTACGTGCCCATCTGATTTATTCCTATAATAGTTCTTTCCTTTTGGAGGAATAATGAGCGATACTTTACCAGACATCAAGGTAAGCAATACTACTTTCTCTGATGTCAATACCCTGACGGGTTTGGCTGTAGGTACAGCCTTAGTTATCTCAAATAAATCTACATCACCTATTCTACTACAAATCTCAGCCACTGAGCCATCTCCAACATCCCGTAATGGGGAGATATTAAGCATCTCTCCTAATAGTACATCTGTTAAGATCGTGACTGCAGGTGAGAACACCGTATGGGCTAAGTCTCTGAGACACACCGATGCCCCTCTAAGCGTACAGGACAATACATAATGCCTATCTTACCTCCAGATACTGGTGGGTCAGGTAATGGTTCTGACTCAACAGCTATACGAGAAGTTATCTTCACAGGAAGAAGCACAGCAGCTTCACAAAACCCAGTAGTACTTGACACACCTATTCAAGTAGAGTTTGGTGTTGCTCAGGGCGGTGTTAATGATCCGTTACAGATAGACGCAGCAGGCAACATAACCTGTAACGAGGACGGAACGTATTACTTCACAATAACACTACAAGCGGGTAGAACAGGATCGGCTGGGGTCTCGTTCTTATACGGAAGATTACTTGTAGATGGGTTTCAGCCAGCATCCTCCGTCCTAGTTGAACTAGATGATGCTAATGTAATCATCCCGATGCAGTTTGACGTAGTTGTTCCTTTGACAGTTGGTCAAGTTGTTACTGTTGAGATCTATAGGGATTCAGCTGGTAATAACTCAGGGGGGATTGCCCAAGGTGTTCCTACTATAGGGACTTGGAATAACGCCTCATGTGCAAGTCTAACAACAAGCCGCCTTGTACCTGCAGCAGCAGAAATCCCAGAGCCAGCTCCCCAAAGAAGTAATAAAGTTCTTGTTAAGACGAAGGGTGATTTCCCCCTCCCGATAGGTGGAGTGATTACCTTAGTTGATAATACAGATTACGAGATCAACGGAACGATTGACTTAGTTACCGACCGTATCGAGCTTACAGGTTCAAACAACGTATATGGTCTTAACCCAGAACTCGATATCCTGATCACCAATAATGCTACAGCTCTTATCCGTGGTAGAGATGCAGGATTTATAGGTAATAATTGTACGTTTGTTAATATCGGTGGGAACATCTTTGACTTAGAGGATACCGCTGGGAATGAGGGAACTAATAGCTTCTTCCTCTCGGAGTGTGTTCTAACCAACTCACCAGCTATTGGTAGATTCCAAGACCTATTGATCGTCAACTTCGATAAAAATGCTCTAAGGAATATGGCCACAGGTGCTTCTTTCGAGGGCACAGCTAATGAGGCTATGCGAATAACTGGGAACATCCTAGAGAGCACTACTACAGGGACTGTGGTTGATCTTGGAACATCAGTTTTCGGAGCTATGTCAATAGATCACAACTTCATTCAAGCTTCTCCGGGACTTGTCCTTATTGATGGATTGCCAAGCAGTGGAAACATAGCACTTGGTGGGCAGGGGGTAATACAATCGAATACAACCTTCGGTGGAAACCTCCCAACCATTAATAATATTTCCTACAAGGATGCCCGTTGGAATTGGGGGCTTAATAATAATGTTCCTGATAGTGCAGCTATAGGCTCTCTATACATGGAAAATAACACCGTGGAGACAACCTTCTCCGGTGTAAGTATTCCAACTAAAGTTCTCGGGACGACAGTTGCAGGTGAGAATATCCAACGCTTCACTATGCCGGGTAATAATACACTTAGGTATGTCGGTAATAAGTTCTTTGATGGTACGGTTACCTACTCAGCGAGTGTTAAACGTTCTAGTGGGTCTGGTAACAGGTTGATCAAGTTAACGGTCTACAAGAATGGATCTCCTCTGGCAGGGGCCTCTCAAATACTAGAGGTTACCACGAGAGAGGTTCCTGTAACTATTCTTGCTAATACTAACATCCAACCTAACGATGAGTTTGAGTTGTGGATCTCCAACGAGGAGAATACTAATAATATGCAAGTATCCCAATTACAATGTAGCATAACCTAAGAGGTAATCCCCGTGATAAAAGCTAAGGTAGTTAAGAAGGGGAGAACTTTTAATAAGATCAGGAAATCTGTCAAAGACATTCACCAAGAGAATGTACAGATAGGTTACTTCGCAGGTCAGGGGCAACACACCTCTGGCCTTTCGTTCCCCGCATTAATGGCTATCCATGAGTTTGGGACTGATGACATCCCTAAGAGACCTGTTTTCCAGATCACAGCCTTCGGAGCTAAGCCCCAAAAATCCTCAAGAGTTAAAAGTGCTATCCGTAATTGGTCAAGTAACTTAGCTGGCAGGGCTGATGCTAAGCTCCTATTAGATACCATCGGTAAGTACTACCAGAAAGAGCTTCAGAGCCTATTTGGGGATACTTCAGCCCTTGCATCTAATAGACCTACCACTATCCGAATTAAAGGTCGTGATGAGCCTCTGGTGGACTCTGGAGAGCTTAGGGACAACCTAGCTTACAGAAACTCTATCGATGAGGAGATTAAGAAGTGAGATTATTAAAAGCTAAGACACTCACCTTTAAGAAGTTCGAAGAGGGCTTCTACGATGAAGATGGTCTTTACGTTGATGGGTTCGAGCATGAGTTTGATGTCGAAGGATCACTTCAACCATTTAGATTAGGAACCAAAAGAGATGTTCTACCTGAGGGTGTTTCATCTACAGACGCT